CGAAAAAATAAAATCAGTTACTTTTGAAACCGGTGACCTGGCTTGTGTTTGGCTCGAAGAGCAAAGCGAATTCACTCTTGATGATAGAAATGAAATCAATAGGCGGTTAAGAGGAGATTCAAAAATTCCTAAGCACATTATAGGCTCAAATAACCCTGTTGATATTGAAAACTGGACATACAAAGAATTAGTTGAAAAAAAAATTGATCCTGCACAAGGATTTTTATTGAAAACTAATTATAAACACAATTATTTTCTTGATGATCAATACAAGGCCGAGCTTGAATCATACAAAAATAAAGATCAATATACATATCAGGTATATTGTCTTGGTGAATATGGCGCGTTCAAAGGTTCAAAGGTTTTTGACAATATTCAGGTTTGGGACTTCCCATATAAAGAATACGAATTTGAAAATATTAGGTATGGGCTTGATTTTGGGTTTATTCATGCTCAATCACTAATAGGTTGTGGCTATAAGGATAACGAATTATGTATATTTAAGGAGTTTTGGGGGAAAGGTTATAAAAATAAAGAATTTATACATAAAATTGAAAAATCGGGATTTGCAAAGGACTATACAATAATTGCAGATAGCGCCAGACCTGATTTAATAGCAGAATGGGAAGAAGCTGGATTTAAAATAAAACCTTCTAAAAAAGGCACTGGATCATTAAAGTTTGGAGTAGACTATTTAAGATTTTTGCCAAAGATAAATATTCACAGTTCTTTATGTCCTAATGCCGCTAAAGAGTTTGTTAATTTTAGTCGGCGCGTATTGCCATCCGGGGAGATCGTAGAGGATGAATATAATGAAATAAATGATGATACTATAGCAGCTACAAGATATGCAAATGAAGAGTTTTTTTTAAATTTAGGAAAAAAGATAGCAGTAGGATTTATGAAAGCCGGCTATTAATACAAGTAATAATAAAATATTTTTTATAAAGCTTGATTTTAATTGTAATTAATTGTAATATACTCGTATGTATATTGACGAATTAGATTTATTGGAATTCCAGAGACAAAAAAAAGAAAATCAAAAGCAACAATTAAAAGCAAAACTTCAAACAACGAAAAGAAAGTTTGAGCAAAAAAAAATAAAACAGTCAATTCAAGCTCTTGAAGGCGGAATATCAATTCTTTCAACCCAGATAACTAACTACCAATCGAAAATTAAGCCAGTAGTCGATAAAAATAATTATACTTCTTATGAATCGCAAGTAGAAACTGCTTACAAAATGTATGATGCTGAAACTAATTATGGAAATGAAATATTGCCAGCCATTATTGACACCAGGGTCTCTTGTATCTGTGGGGAACAAATTAATATCAACAGTGGAAATCCCGAAACAATTAAATTTATAGACCAGTTTTTTAAAAAAAATAAACTAAATGGTTCTTTTTTGCGAGCCTTAATACTGTCTGGTGAATTACAAGGTAAAAATTTACTTTCCTTATATCCGGTTAGAGTTCAAGACGGAGATCGGCTTAATAATCAAAAGAGCTACGTAAAAATAAAAGAATTAAATTGGATTTTATACAAATATAAAATAGAAACGGATCAACACGATTCGAAAACAATAAATAAAATTACATATCCAGTAAAAAATAACGGCAACGAAGAAGTAGCAGAAATAAATTTAAAAAACAGTGTTTATTTTCCTCTTGCCGGTTCAGGACGCGACATTAATAAAACGGTAAATCGGATACACAGAGTTTTGACACAATGTGAAAATGTATCAAGGGCAAGTTACGATTTAAGAAAAAATAGTCATCTGTTTGGGCACATAAAACCAGTTTACGAATTTGATTCAACCGATCAGAATAGCGAAGCAGGCGTTAAAGCTATTCAGGATAGGCATAATAGCACTGATTTCAAAATTGGGGAAGGCTATGCGGGAACGGCAAGATTTAAGTTTGTTTCTCCATCAAATGATGGATGCGAAATTTTAATCAAAAATATTTTGAACGATCTTAGATTTATTTCAACAAATACCAGCATCCCGTTACATTGGTTAGCTTATCCAGAAATGATTAATGCCAGGGCGACCGCTGAGAATATAGCACAATCAATATTTTATGCGACTCAGCAAGATAGAATGATTTGGGAAGAGGGGCTGAAAGAATTAATTGAAAAAGCAATGGTCATGGCAGTTGAGGAAGGAATGGAAACGGCGAAAATCATAGATGATTTTTCGGTGCAGTTACCACTAATTGACACTGAAAAAGTTTTGAATATGATTGATAAATTAATGGCATTAGTCGAGGGAAAATTATTAAGCCCAAATTATGTCCTTAACATGCTTCCTAAATTTGATCCAATTCAAAACCAGCAAGATTTAGCCGAAATAACGGAAAAAGAAAACGAAACAAATTTAAATAATATGGGAAACGAAAAAAAAATAAAAGCGTTATTATCGGGAAATTATAAAGATCAAGAAAATACAGAAAATACAGAAGATACTCTTGACAACGCATAAAAATAAATGATAAATTGACGAAAGGAATAAATATGAGTGATAACAAAAATAATGGATTTTTTAATAAAGGCTTTGCAGCAATTACAACTTCTATGCTGATTCCAAACGAACGTCACATAACCCCGGAGGATGTAGAAAATTTTGCGACAAAACATTTTTCAGAAGAGGCTACAGACGAAACAGAAAAACCAAAACGGGGCAGGCCGACAAAAGATGCGGACTGAAAAAAGCAAAACTGGATTAAAACAGCTTGTAGAATATATAAATAATATTTCTCCATATAAAAATATGGGTATGATAGAAATAGGAAGTTTTGATGGGAGTGCCGGAAATGAAACGCTAAGACATATAATTCCAATTTCAAGAACGTCTGTACAGGCTCAAGAAGGTAGATCAAGTATCGTAACAAAATTTTTTGCAGCAAATGCCAGAATTAGTTGCGCGTTACGCGGTTCGCCCAATGCTGTCGAAAGTTGCGTAATAAAATTATCAGGCCATACATATTAAATAGAAGTAGAATAATCTCTAACTAGAGGTTGATAAATTGCCATACCCCAGCGAACATGCGGCGCGCATAAAAGACCCTAACAATGATGAAAAATTCGCACGAAAAACTATTGCGGATGGAATAGATATAATTTTAGGATTAAATAAAGGTCAAAAAAGCGAAACACAAGCATACAGGTTTAAAAAAACTAAATTTACAGCAGACAAAGCAAAAGAATGGTTAAAAACTAATAAAATTAAATATTTAGCTTTTGAAGAAGCGAGCAAAAAAGAAATACAAAGTTTAAATGTTTCAATACAAAGCTTTATTTCTAAATTAAGTCAAGATGAAATAATTAAAATGATACCATCCGACATATTAGCCAAAATAAAACAAAAAGATACTCATCCATATTTTTCAGCTTATTCTATATGCCACGAAGGAATGTCAAATCCAAAAATACTAAATTCTGAAAACAAGCCTATAATTTGGCATAAAAAAGCAATTCAATCAATTAAAAATATTATACTGAAAGGTGTTAATTTTTTTAAAGGTCATAACAAAGATAGTTCAATAAATAATAGAGAATCTTTAGGCGAAGTAATAGCTGATACTCAAAAAGAAATTGATGGAGTTTTGCATCATATAGTAATAGGTTATCATCCAAAAGACAAAATAGAACAAATAAAAAAATTAAATATTTGTTCGCAAGAAGGAATCTGGAATCTTATAGAGTCTGGCAATAAATATATTGCCGATAGTTTAGATAAGATTACAGGCATAGCATTAGCAAATAGCAACGAAGAAATTCCGGCATTTGGAGGAGCCAAACAACTGGGATTAATTCAAGCTTTTGATTCTGGTGAGACCAGAAAATATATAAAAACCGGAGAGGGGAAAAAAAATATGGCAAGTATAGTTGAAGATATTAAGCAGCAAGTCAAAGATCATAATATTTGGCCTAAACAAATTTTTGATGAGCAGCAAATAAAAGATGATTATGTTTTTGGTAAAGTCTATGGAGAAATAGACAAACTAAAAACAGAAAACGAAACATTAAAAAAAGATTTGGAAATTAAAAATCAATCAATATCACAGTATATACAAAAAGAAAAAAATGCGCTTAGATAATAGTATAGCCTATCGCCTGATAATATTTCTTCTCCTGTCCCTATGCGTTTTTGGGCGTCTACTCCTGCCATTCTAAACACAAGAGTTGTTTCAATTCCTGCGCTTGCATCATTAAACCAGAAGCATAATGTATCTTGCTTAAGATACATTTCCCCTTTTGTTACTGCATTAACCGGGATTCCATCATATAGTGCAGAATATCCGGCTATTTGATTATTCTTTGGATCGATCGTAGCCATTTACTTTTCCTTTTTTGTTAATTGTCTACATCGATGTTTTAAGTTGCGGATTATTTTAAGGCAATGTATAATCTATCTCCTCGTTTTCAGATTTTGTAGTATCAGGTTTTGTTGCTTCT